ACATCCAGTGCTTTTGTCCCGCCTCCCCAAGTCGGGGTAATTGACGACTTCGTGGGAGTCCATCGGGCGATGGCGAACATGACCGTCTACGGCTGCATCCGGGTGCTGGCCGACACCATCGCCTCACTGCCGTGGGCGGCCTACCGCCGCGACAAGAAAGGGATCCCGGTCAAGCTGGATCCGCAGCCCCCGATCATCCGCCAGCCGTTCCCGGGGTTCAACCTGTTTCAGTGGCGTTGGATGGTGGTCAGCAATCTGGGATTGCGCGGCAATTCGTATCACCTGATCACCAGCCGGGACAGCGCGGGGACGCCGACGGCGATCATGCCGCTACACCCCGACCTGGTCTATCTGGAACGCCGGGGGGACATGCTGGCGTGGTTCGACCCGATCTACCGGGTGATGGGCCAGGCGGTGAATAAGAACGACATTGTGCATATCCGCCGGTTCACCATGGCCGGCGAACCCTGGGGACTCAGTCCTATAAGGCAGGCGGCCACCGCCATCGGCTTATCGTTGTCGGCCGAGGAATACGGGTACCGGTGGTTTAAGGAGAGCAGCAACCCCAGTGGGTTGTTGATGACCGACCAGAACCTGGACCCCGACAGTGTGGAACGCCAGCAGCAGAACTGGATCGCCTCCCACGGCGGGCGCCGCCTGCCCGCCGTGTTGACCGGCGGCTTCAAATGGCAAAACCTGTCGATACTTCCGGAGGAGTCCCAGTTTTTAGAGACCCGGGAGTTTCAGCGGACCGACATCTGCATCATGTTCGGCGTCCCCCCGGTCCTGCTGGGGGATACGAAGGCCACCACCGCGTGGGGCACCGGGATCCAGCAGTTGACGCAGGGGGCGATCACCTTCTCGTTTAGGCCGTGGGTGAACTGCATCGAGAGCGCCCTGTCCGATCTGCTGCCCCGCGGCCAATACGTCAGCTTTGATTTCGACGCCCTGCTCAAGGGTGACATCGACACCCGCTATAAGGCGTATCAGACGGCGATCCAGGCCGGGTTCGTCAACCGCAACGAGGTCCGCGCGAAAGAGGAGATGGAGCCGGCGGCCGATTTGGATACGTTCCTGCAGCCGGTGAACATGGCCCCCGCCGGGCATGACCCCGCGAAAACCGCCGCCCTGCAAGCCAAAGGACCGGCTGGGGAGAAACCCGCCGATTCTGAGCCCGGCTTCGGTGGGCGCCCCCAAACCCCGTCAACCAACGGATCCCCCGTAGGAGCAACACCATGACCAGCACCGCCGCCCGGCACGCTAACCGGGTCAACCTGCTCAACGTCCCCGAAACCCGGGCGGCGTGCCCGTTCGAATACCGCCAAGACCGCGACGGCCGGATCGTGCTGGAAGGCTACGCCGCCACCTTCGACCCCTACGACGTGTACGGCGGCCCCGATAAAGGCGGCTGGACCGAGCAGCTGCAGCGCACCGCGTTCGACGTCACCCTGGCCAGCAAACCCGACGTGATGCTGCTGGTCAACCATGAGGGGATGGCGCTGGCCCGGACCACCACCGACACCCTGTTCCTGGCCCGCGACCGGGCCGGCCTGAAAATCCGGGCCCTGCTCGACCCCGCCGACCCCGACGTGCAAAGGCTGATCCCGAAACTCAAACCGCAAGCCAACGGCCGCTCCAACATGGACGAAATGAGCTTCGGGTTCCGGGTCAAAGACCAGCTGTGGGATCAGTCGTACACCCAGCGGACCATCACCGAGGTGTCGCTGCACCACGGCGATGTCAGCGTGGTGAACTACGGCGCCAACTCGGCGACCCAGGTGGCGATCGGGGACGCGCTGGAGGCCGCCGCCGCCCTGTCGGAGGGGCAGCTGGTGGAGTTGCGCCGCCTGGACGCGAGTCTGGCTGATGCTTTGGACGCGGTCGCCCACACTTACCGCGCCGACAAACCCAAAAAGTACGCCGAGGTGGAGAATTTCGGCGATCCCGGCTACCTCGACGCGCAGGGCAATCCCGCCAAAGGCGGCAACGGTGTGAAACGCTACCCGCTCAACACTGCTGCGCGGGTACGGAACGCGGCGGCCCGGCTCGCTCAGAACAAGGGCCGCTACACCGCGGAGCAGTACCAGGCGATCCTGGGCCGGATCAAGTCGGCGGGTAAGCGGCTCGGGGTCGACATCAGCGATGACGACAAGAAGTCGGAGCCGCCGATCCCCTACAGCGCGCCCGCGCCCGCCGTCGTCCGCGGCGACTATCTGCCGCTGGGGCCCGCCGACCCCACCGAAGTCCCCTACACCAAAAACGACGACGAAGACGACGAGGAGGATGTCGAGGGGTGTGACGAGGAAGCGTTCGGCTGCCCCACCAACGACACCATCAGCGTGGGCGCGATCAGCGCGGCGCTGCGCATGGTGCGTGAAGCCGCCGACCCCGCCGGGCTGCGCAGCATCACCGCCCGCCTCGCCGAACTCGACAAGATCCGCGTGTCGCTGCCCCCAACCCTGGCCCCCTAACTGCTACCATCAGCACCCAGTCGCGAATCTGGCACAGAACGGCGGCGGCCCGGCACGGGCACGGCCGGCACGGTCAACCCCTCACCCTGTCACGCCTAAAGAAAGAGCCGCCGTCATGCCCAGCACTGATGCCGTCGAAAACAACTCGATGGAAGAATTCCTCAAACGACTCATCGACCAGCGCGCCCAACTGGTGGAAAAACGCGACAACCTGGAACGCAAAGCCACCGCCATCCTGATGGTCGCCAAAGACCAGCACGGCGACACCCTGTCCGCCGAAGAAGACGCCGAAGTACGCGCGCATGTCGACGAGATGCGGGGCCTCGGGGAAAACATCGAAGCCCTCGACAAACGCATTCAAGAGGTCGGCGAAGAAGTCCGCCGCTCGGGGACCATCGCCAACAACCTCGCCAAAGTCCGGCACACCCAGCAAGCGGCCATCCACGTCAAAGAATCCGCGGTCTACACCAAAGAAAACCGGCACCAGCGCTCGTATGTGAAAGACCTGATCCGGTTGACGATGAACCTCGACCCCGACGGGGAGTCGCGGCGCCGGCTGTTCGACCACGCCCAAGATGTCGCCAACAACCCCGAATACCAGGAGTACCGCGCCGACATTTCCCGGGTCGACGGCTCGGGCGGCTACGCGGTGCCGCCGGCGTGGCTGATGGATCAGTACGTGACCTACGCCCGCCCGGGGCGGGCGTTCGCGAACGTCACCCAACGCCAAACCCTGCCCGGCGGTACGGATTCTATCAATGTGCCGAAGATGTTGACCGGCACCACCGTCGGCGTGCAGACCGCCGACAACACCGCCGTGTCGGAAACCGCCCTGACAGATACATTTATCAATGCGCCGGTGCGAACAATTTCGGGGCAGCAGGGGGTGGCGATCCAGCTGATCGACCAGTCACCGATCGCGTTCGACGACGTGGTGTTCCGTGACCTGGTCGCCGCGCACGCCGCCGTCCTGGACACCCAGGTCATCGGCGGCAGCGGATCCAGCGGCCAAGTACTGGGGGTCGGGAACACGCCGGGTATCACATCGGTCGCCGCGTCGGCAGTCACCATCGCCGGCGTGTACAGCGCCCTGGCGAACGCGGTGCAAACCGTGCACACCACCCGCTTCCTGCCGCCCGAAGTGATCGTCATGCACCCCCGGCGGTGGGGCTGGTTCCTGTCCCTGCTCGACGGGCAGCAACGCCCGCTGGTGCTGCCGAACGGCAACATGCCGTTCAACGCCGCCGGCATTTTGACGGATGTGGATTCCCAGCAGGTCGTCGGAAACATCCACGGACTGCCCGTCGTGACAGACCCGAACATAGCAACCAACTCCGGGGCTGGAACTGAGGACATCGTGTACGTGATGCGCTCGTCTGACCTCATATTATGGGAGTCTGGAATAAGAGCGAGGGTGCTCCCCGAGACGAGGGCAGTAAACTTGACCGTGTTGCTGCAGGTGTACAACTATCTGGCTTTCACGGCCGCCCGCTACCCGCAGTCGGTCGTGCAAATCACCGGTTTGACCGCACCAAC